TCACCAGCACCGGCAAGGCTCGGAACGCCATCGTCCTTAGTGGTTACTTTTTTTGCAGCTATTTGCTCGTTACGGCCTTCGATAAGCCCTTCTTCTTTTGCGGCAGCTACGTCGGCATCGTACTTTAGAGCTTTTTGCAAAAGAGCAAGAGTTTCTTTTGTGATTGTGCCGTTATTGTATTCGTCGAAAATGGCTTGGAAGCCATTGACAAATTCTGTCAAACCAACTTCGTCAAGTCCGTTTTCACTTGCAAATTCAGTAAGCGCCTGAGCAGACTTATCAAGATTCGATTCAATTTCAGCCTGACTAGCTTCGTAATCAGATTTCTTTTTTTCTCTGTCAGATTTATTCTTATTCCACATTTCGTAGTCGTCATCACCTTCCATGGGAACTAATTCGTCAGGGGAATAATGTTTTGCTAATGCTGCGCGGGTTGGAGCACCTTCGTGCAAATCGGAAAGTATTTCTCTTATCTCAGGGTGTTGGTCAAACAGTTCAATAAGGGCTGCGTCTGCTTCTTCTCTTGCGCCTAAATATTCGTCTGAAGCATTGTCATAATCTTCATCGGATTCAAATGAACGATCCGGGTAAAGTTTTGACATTCTACCTTTAAGCTTTGAATATGTAGTTGGGGCTTTAACAGGCTGTTCTTGCTCTATGGTTGCCTCTGGTACTTCTGGTTTTATTTCTTCTTCGTCCATGGTTAGACTTTTTAGAATAATTAGATTACGTCGAACCAAAAGTATTTAATAAGCCCAACACCCTAGCAATCAATAAGGGTAATTTACCGTATAATTGGTAGTAAAGTGTTGATAAAATGTACCTAATTTAGAATATAATTAGAATTTAATTTCATAATATTGCTCTAACAAAAACCTACCTAATATGATTCGAAACACGGATTACGCAACTAAAAGGCATGAAAAAATAGTAAGTCGATTCTATGAGCTTCAAAGTGAATTATTCGAAAATAGCCCTAAGCTTAAAGGTTTTATTTATCCAGATTATTTTTATAAGGAAATATCTGAAGAGACCAATTTAAGTGCAAAGTATGTTTATCGTGTAATTCGGAATTCAATCACCAAGAAGTCTAAAATGACCAGGCTTTAATGGATTTTGATGCTATCATATCTGAGAACAAGCTAAGGCTTGAACGGCTATTTTGTCCCTATGACCCAATAACCGGGATAGGTTCATTGACCGAAAGAAAGCCTATTACGTTAGAATTAAATAAACAAAAAGTAGAATTACACCTGCCGGTTACTATGTTTTCAGATCCTATTATAAAGGAATTGGAATTGTCAGGAATGGATAAAATGCTAAAACAAGCCGGAGCGTTAAGTGAAGAAAGTAAGAATGAGGTGTTTAATTATTTGCACGAATTGAGATTAGATCACGACTTTGAGTATTACGGATTTCTAAGCCTTATTATTAAAGACAAGGAAAGCCCAAACTTGGTAGCGCTGAAACCTAATTTATCTCAACGAATGATAATCAAGGAAATTGAAGACCAGAGATTGTCTAACCGTCCTATTCGTATTGATGACTTAAAGTCAAGACAGCTTGGAGGTAGTACAATATTTCAATCGTACATGTTTTGGATTCAAGTAAGATTAATGCCTAACTGGCACAGTGCTATTTGTACTCAGGTAGAAGCTCAGGCCAAGAATATCCGTGGGATGTTTACTCGGTTTTCTAAGTTGTACCCGAAAGAATTGGGATCAATTACTCTTACCCCATACGAAGATTCGAAGAATAAAATTATCAAGGAAAGGGGGAATATTATAGGTGTAGGATCAAACGAGGAGCCAGATAATTTACGTTCGTTTGACTTCTCAATGCTTCATCTTAGTGAATTGGGATTATGGAAATCAACGCCCACGGCAAAACCGGAAGATTTGGTTCAAGGTTTAGTGTCTTCGGTTCCGTTTATTCCAATGACGATGATTTTTAAGGAATCGACCGCCAAGGGTGTTGGGAATTACTGGCATAAAACCTGCCAACAGTCAAGAGAAGGTAAGTCGGCTTACAAATTTGTATTCATGCCTTGGTACACTGCTGAAAGATATTCCCGGCCTATTGAAAATTACAAGGAGTTCATCAAGCAAATGAGCGAGTACGATAAATTTCAATGGGAATGCGGAGCTTCTTTGGAAGGAATTAACTGGTATAAAAATTATAGGGCAAGCGAGAATTATTCTGAATGGAGAATGAAAAGCGAAAATCCAACAACCCCGGATGAAGCTTTTCAGTCTACAGGACACAGGGCATTCGAACCTATGTATGTTGTTCAAAACCGTAAGGCAAATAAGAGAGATGCTTTTTATACTGGTGAAATGAAAGGCAATTCGAGAGTAGGCAAAGAAGCTTTAGAAGGACTTCACTTTGTAGATAATTCACTTGGTACTTTATCTTTATGGAATAAGCCGGACACATCTATAAAAATAGCTCATAGGTATTTGGTATCTATGGATATTGGTGGTCGTCATGAAAAGGCTGACAAAACAGTTATCTCAATTTTAGACCGCTATTGGTTGATGGAAGGCGGGAAACCTGAATTCATAGGCACATGGAGGTTAAATATTGATCAAGATATAGCCGCATGGATGGCTGCCGGTATTGCAAAATGGTTTAATAACGCTCTGTTGGTAGTAGAGTTTAACTCTTTGAAAAGAAAGAACGATAACACCGGAGAACACTCGTTAACCATTCTCGACGAAATAGTAGACTACTATCCTAACATATACGCCAGAAGCGACCCTGAGAAAGTAAAAGAAGGTGCTCCGGTAAAATATGGATTTCACACCAATGTAAAAACTAAGGGACTTATTATTGACGGCCTTAATGCTGCCTTACGTGACATGACTTTCATTGATTATGACAATAGATTTTATGACGAATGCGACAGTTACGAAGAAAAGACAGACGGTAGTTACGGCGCAGTAGAAGGCGGAAACGACGATATAGTAATGTCACGCGCTATTGGCCTTTGGATTTCAGAACGAGAAATGCCAATGCCTTACATAATCAAAGAAACCTACACAAAAGGTAGTACCAGAATTTCAAACGAAGCTTCATTTTAAAACTAAATTATATATGAAAAACTTTATCAAAAAACTTCTCGGAATCAAAGAGCCTGAAACGGTAACAGTTACTCAGGTAGTACCAGAACTGCTTTACCTTCAAAAGAAAGGCAAAGTAATTAGCGACATCTCATTAGGCTTAGTAGATAAGCTTACTTCTTCCGGTCTTATCGGAATAGAAACCGAAGCCAAAGATGGTTGGGTTAAGGTTACAGGAACAATCAAAGTAGTTAACGAATAAAAAATAAGGATATGTTTAATAGAAAATTAAAAGAAGAAATCGAAGAGCTATATAGATTATATAGCGTGCTTACGGTTAAATACGAAGCGGTTAATTCTGAACTCAATGTTTTAAAAAAACTATTCCGAGAAGAAAGGGATAATAAGGCATTTGAAGAACGAGTACTAAATACCAGTAAGCGTTTAGCACTCGTTCCAGAAATTACATTAAAGGCAAAAGTTGAACATCTTGAAGAAGATATTATTCGTCTTGAGCAGTATCTTGACATTGAGTTAAAACACACTCCCGAATCCCGCGTGTATGTAAAACGTGAAAATTCAAAAGAAGAAGCTGCGTTTAAATTTAATGAAGTATCAAAACCTACTCCATTTAAAGAACCTTCCGATGGTGCTGTTTGCATCGTAAATATCCCTGTAATGGTTGCGTTTGAAAAATCAAACAAAATTGTTATAGATCACGACTATCCAGAATCCGACCATGTAGAATATGGCGAAGGCTTCATTATGCACATTCTTGATAAAGACAAAGTTTATCATGGAGAAAAAATTGAACAATTTATTGGAAACTCAACAAAATTATAGCCATGCTAAAATACCTCAAACTTTACTACTCAAATGCTTTCGGTCCCATGTTGGATCGAATGAAAGAAAACCGACAGTATAATCGACTGTACAAAACTATTCAACAGGCTAACCGTCGCTTTCTGGCAACTGGTAAAAGGCATTATGTTTTACCCGATCCTACTGGTAAGCGATTTTTTGCGGCCACAAACGACGAAATAAAACGTCTACAAATAAGAGGTGTATTCGTAAGAAGAATGGATATTTATTTAATCTTGCGCCTTGCCGTGTACTCTACTCCTGAAAGATTAAATCAGGAAACTATTACTGAAGTAAAGGCAACGAACTACGAAAAGGTTATTAATGGGATATTGAAGAAATTCAAATTTTAGCCATGTGCGAAAAGCTAACCTTCGATTCTTTCTTTGAAGCCAATAAAGTAATTAATTCGGCTTCAAAAATCGGTCGTACAAAAAACCGACATCGTGCTTGTAAGAAACCTAAAAGAGCTTACAAGTGCGAGGTTTGTGGTAAATATCATTTAACATCATTGAAAAAAATTGGGAAAAAGAAAGTGAGATTATGAAAAAATCATCGTACCAAAAATTAAAAGCTGAAAACGAAAAGCTTTTAAACGACATTCGAATTCTTGTTACGGAACCAGAATCAATGTCGGCTATTGAAATAAATGCATTGTACACAATGCGATTTGAGCAAGAAAGTATTATTCTTGCCGGGTCACCTTCGCGCCATAAACTAAACGACATAGATATTGCAAATGTGAAAAACAATATTGAACATTATGTCCAAAGATTTAATAATCAATCTGAAATAATCAAAATATCTTACTGAAATGAAAAAACTAACAATATCACACAACTACAATCAAAATGAAGTTGCTATGTGGGAAGCTGACTTTTTAAAACATCCAGCACCTCGCGGACCAGTTGGTATTTTTCCTGATATATTAAAAGAACACGAGCGAATTGGTTGCGATACAGAAATAATGAAGCGTACTGGCTGCAAAATTCCAATTTCTCGGAAAGATAAAAAGAAAACCATTAATGCTTTAAAACGGTTTTTGGTAAGCCTTGGAGGATCAAGCAAAGAAGCAAGAAGTTGGTTCAAGAAAAACTACGTTGTATTTGATGCTGTAAATGGAATTAATGGAGGTAGAGTTGTTATCCCAAATGGAATAACTAAACAGATGGATTTAAATACTAAAATCGATATGCCAGAAATATCGATTGATACACTTCAAAATTTATAGTATGAAAAACTGCCCATTTTGCCAATCCTTCAACACCAAAGTAACCGGTGAAGGATATTCAGACGGAACACATTCGGTATTTATTAAATGTCTTAATTGTAACGCACAAGGCCCAAGTATTTCTGGTGAAGGAAAATTCTTCTCAGATGACGAGGCCGCTCTTGCATTAGCCAAATGGAGTAATCAAATAGCTACCGAAGCTCCTAAAAAAGTTTACGCTATTTCCCATGAGGTTAACGCTATTATCGAAGGAGAACCAAAAAAAGAGAAGTTTATCTCTCCTTACTTCTTCCCTATATATTTAAGAGAAAAAGATGCCCGTAAGGAAGCGGGGGTAGATATGAATGTAATTGAATTGGAGGTAAAGTAAACAAAAGGAGGTAAAATGAAAACACTGACTTACATAGACAAAATAATAATTAAAGTTTTAATTGCTGTTTTTGTATTTTTTATTCTTTATGTAACTATACAATACACCTCAGTTACATTAAAAGTTATTGGAACAACAATAGGTGTAGCGTACATGTTTTTTATATTATTGCATCTTGGATTATTATATCCTTTGATTTGGATAATAGGTAGTACTGTTGAATTACTTAACTCAACGCCATTTTTTAAAGCCATAAAAGAAAAGTCAAAAATTATCCAAACTTTACTATTAGTTATATCGTGTATTGTCGTTTTAAGTATTGTATACTATGGTATTCCAATACTAGCATGCATGTTTTATAACAACAATTTTGATTTTATTGCAGCAGATAACTTACTTAGAGAAATTCAGAATAAATAATAAAAAATATCCAGTAAACTAAAAACCCGGCTCATCACCGGGTTTTGTTATTTCACATTGCGCCGTGTCGTAGATACTATCTTCGGAGCTACAAGTAAAATACTTTCAAATATAAATCCTTTAAGCCACTTTTCCAATAGCCTGTCCAAGCATATTCTGAGCTTGCGGCGTTGTTTGTAATTGCTGCATCATTGCAGGATCAAGTTGGCCTTGTGCTGTCTTTTCTTCGTTCTTATTGATAATATCAAGAAGTTTATCAGCAAATGGAAGTGTTGAGCTTTCGAGGTAATCTTTAATTGTGATCGAACCTTCTTTCCTCATTTCCGAAAGCGTGTCCTCAGCAGCTTGTCTGAATACAGCAGTATTATTTCCTTGGGAAACCTGATATTCAAATTCGGTTCTACCAATCTTCTTTGGATCGTAAAGCTTTAACTGGCTTCTGCCGGATATAGCAAGATACCTTTCGTTCTTATAGTACTGGCGAATCAGTTTAATTACCTTTAAGTCTCTGGTTTGTTTTGCGTCCAGAAACTTCTTCATAATGTCCACAGTATTCAAGGTAGCGTTTTGTGCTTCCATTGCGTATCGGTTACCAGGTGTTCCGGCAGGTGCTTGCATTCCTTGTTGTGCAGGATGAATACCTGAAACGCCGTCCATGTAATTCATTTGCATTGCAATTAAATCTTGGATGCCAATGTTTACGCTATTGGCTGATACTTGCTGTGGAATAGGTACACCTGGTTTCCCTTCATAGGTAATAACTGAATCGAACTGCGCCCACTTTTCGGCGAACTCTTCTGGTGAATGTTCTCCCATTGCATCCTTATGAACCAACAAAACACCCTTGGCCGACGACTGAATAATCCAATCCATTAAGATTGTAAGCCTGTTGATGTACCTCTGCTGATCTAAGAAGTCGTAAACAAAGCCCCAGATTTCACCATCAATTAACGGATCGAGAAGGATAGTAAAAGGATGCTCTCCGTGTTCGTAAGGAGATTCACCTTCAGCTAAACAATGGCCGGAAGGAGTTAAGAACTTGTAATACCAGATTTGTTCTGGAATTTGTTTGTATTCTAAAAGAACTTTGTCCTGAATAGTTTCTTCGTCTACTCCATTGGCCTCAGCGAATTTTCTTCTTTGGGTGTTTATAGAATTAAGTTCGGCGGCGGAAAGGTCATATATATCTTCTGAGCCTTCCATTTTGTCCCAAACGTACATTCTCCAAACTTTTCGTAGTTCCCAAATTTCAAACACTCTCCATTTTTCTCCAATCGAAGGGGTAAGAAAAGAAAGGTTATCAATATTTTGAGAACTCATGCCGTTGGTGTTTATTTCCCGGCTGGACCATCCGTTGTAAATATCTTTTATTTGTTGTGCTTCGGTTGGGTTCTTGGCAAACGTGGTTAATACTTCTCCTTCGGACGCGTCGATAATTTGACCTATCAACCTTAAGTCAGTCATTCGGAAGTCTTCAATATCGGTATTAAAAAACATACGTGAAGGATTCGGAGATTCCGAAAACACATCACTCATGTTTCTTTCTTTGATCCACCTGAAACCGGATTTCCAAATACCCATACCCGAAAGAGCAAACTCAGTAAATGTTCTTGCGTCGAGTTCATCCATACGGTTAAATTGGAGAACGTATTGTAAAGCATTCGACATCATTTCCGAGGCTTCGTTGTTTTCTTTTGCCCTGGCTAAAAC